GTGCAAGCCTTGTCAGAATATGTACAGCCTGCCCGATATAGGCATACTTGAATCCGTTTTCATCAATTCGTGTCAAAAAGTATATGCCGCTCTCCTCGTCAAGTTTTGGATTGACTTCTAATAAGCGTTTTTTATTGTTCTGTTCAATCGCTTTTGCCTGCCTAATGCTTTGATAATTCAAATTTCATCACTCCAATCAATTTTTTGACCGCACTCATTGCAGTAATTACATTTCCTTTGGTCGTGTGAATGGTTTTGAGACCGATTATATCTCTGTCCGACAAACCAACCGCAAATAGGGCATACCCAATCTTGCCATTTTGTTACTTTGTATTCTCCGTGTCCATTTTCATAATCAACAAAACTCCCGTTTTCTCCATTTTTTAAAATAGGTTTCATTGGTATCTGCTTTTCAAGCGCCCATACTGCAAGTTCAGACGCTTCTCTTGATATGTTACTTCCAAATGGCATATCAATATTCTGATGAAACTCTTTAATTGCTTCACTCTCTTTCATACTCACACCTCTTTAATTAAATGGTAATCCCTCATCTTCCACTCCGTCTGGGATACTCATAAATCCATTGCTGTCAACATTACTGTTCGGCTGAATTATGCCGCTACTCTGCTGATTCTGTTTGCTTTCGCAGAACTCCTGTTCTTCAACAACTACATCAGTCGTGTAAACTCTCTGACCGTCTTTGTTCGTATAACTTCCAGTCTGAATCCTGCCGCTGATTGCAATTTTTATTCCCTTAAAGAAATATTTTTCGGCAAATTCTCCCGATTTTCCAAACGCAATGCAATTAATAAAATCTGCATTCTGCTCGCCCTCTTTTTTGAATTTACGGTCAACAGCTAATGTGTACCTTGCTACCGCCATACTTCCGCTTGCCGTCTGTGAATATCTTACCTCCGGCTCTCTAGTCAGCCTGCCACATAAAATTACACGATTCATCTATTTTTCCTCGCTTTCTGCTAATTCAAATCTGTATTTCTGTTCTGCATTAGGATATTTCTCCTTGTCAACCTCGCTCATAAACATTTCAAGAGGTCTGTTCCAGATATGTCCCTCATGTTCATATACAACTGATATTTCTTCTGTTTCTGTGTGCCTTGAAATACCGATAATAGTAACAATCTTGCCAATCTTGAAATGCTTATATTTCTCGCCTTTCTGCGGAATAGGTCGGTCAAAATTATAAGCACTATCACAAAAACTTTTAAAATGCCTTGTGAGTAACGCAAGGTCACAGTTCGGCTTATCTTCGCCATCAAGATTAAATTCTTCCGACTGTTCGATATGTAACTGTTGCCAGTTTTCAGCATATCCCACATTACTTATGTCATCATATATATCTTCTAGCGAGATATTCTCACGATTGGAAACTAAATAACCACTAAATCTAAATATTCTTGCCATATTATTTCTCACTTTCTAACAAATCTTTATTGTCAAAAATGTTGCCAATAACTTCAATTTTTTCTTTCCATGGAAAAGTCGGCGAATAATTAGGATTGTCTATCCAGCGAATAAGGAACGCTGTGTTGGCAATATCATGCTCAATAATACCGATTGTAGGCTCTCCTGCCTTAGGCTTATCAGTTCTTTTTACAATATCATTCTCCCAAATCAGCTTGCCATTCTTGTCTTTTAAACCTGTGCATTGACAGATTGTATCTGGAATTACTTCATGCATCACAATTATTCTTCCAATCTCATTCTTAACATTTACGATATTGCCCACAGGATGTATGTAATACTTTCCATTGGAAACAATAAGATTTCCAATGGCCCAAACATTGTTAAATTCTCCTTTTTCTTTTGGAGTTGTTTTAGCTTTATACACATATCTATTTTCCATATTTTTTTCCTTTCAGTCGTACATTTCAAAATACATTTCGTCTCTGTCATAGTCTTCTCCGAAGATTCTCCAATTAACTTTGAATGCAACAAAAAATTTAATTATCGTAAAGCCTATAACAAAATGGTGCCAATCCCAACTTTCATAGTACTCTGCGCCAAAGGTTGCTCCCCAGTGCTTGCCTATTCCAAAGGCGAATGATACATGATGTTTCTTACTCTTGAATACCACCGTTCCCGGTGTTGATTTAACTCTCTTCATATTCTCTCCTATTCCGCTTCTGATTGAAGCCATTCAAACCAATCAGTAAGCATTGGTAAATCGTTGCCATTTAATGCTAAATCGT